CCGGCCGCATCAACGACTCAGATGGCTTCGGTTGTTAACGCGGCTCTTGGCAAGCAGACCCCCAAGACTTGGGAAGAGTTCACGGCGGGCAAGGACCTTGATTCGTTAACCGATGCCCAGTGGGCAAAACAGTATGATAACTACTACGATTATTTAGGAGCGAAGAACTACGACGAGGACAAGTTTGGCCTTTTCACGGGCGGGGACAGCGACGGCTGGGGGAGATCAACTACACCTGCGTTTGAAGAATTGATAGGCGGCGCGGGGGCTGTTCGTTCTAATTACACCGGTAGTAGGTATGGTGGCGGCACTGAATTTTTTAGAGATACGGCTTCTAAGGAAGCAGCCGAGCAAGCAAAGTACGATACGCAGAGTTCTTCTGTTAAAAGTTTTGACGATTGGCTTAAAAATAACCAAAACAACGAAGCCCTACAGAACGCGGACTACGCTACTCAGCGCGATGCGTATAAGAACGACCTTTCTATGTCTAAATATATTAACCCCGGTCGTGGTTCGTATATTGACCAAACCAACGTCAAACTAAAGACGTTTGACGATTTCGACCCTGGATTATACACGGCGGGCGAAGATTACGGTCAGTTTTCTGGTGCGTATCGGACTCAAGACGAGGCGGACACCAAGTTCCGCGATTACTATTCTGGTGAGATAGATAAGTTAGGCTACGGAAACCTAGTAACAGAGGGTTTAGACAATGCTGGATACCTTGCTGCGTTTGACCAAGCCACGAATCGCAAGGGCATAGCCGATCAGATCACGGGCCTTGGCTACGGGTCCATGATTAACCCTAATATGACGGCGGATGAGCTATCGAATGCGTTTGCCGAGGCCCAAGAGCGCAACAAATTCAAGACATTGCTCGATGATATGGGCACGAGCTACGGGGATATGGACAGTTCGTCCAGTTTGGGCTCGTTATACGACACAGCTACCAAATTAAGCGAGGCTGACCAGAAAGCTGCGGGATTAACCACGGAACTGGGTCTATTAAACACTGAATTTGACACATTACAGGGTGCAAATGAGGGTTTAACCACGGATTTAAGCGCATTAACCACGGATTACGGTGCATTACAGGGTGCAAATCAGCAAGCAAGCGCCTTAAACACAATAAATGCGGCGGCGGCGGACAAAGCCCAGCGGGCATCGTCTGGAATAGCCAGTATCCCTGGTCCAGCGGCCACGAGTTACACTCAGGTGGCGGAACCTACGGGGGCCACGGCTCTAAATCCTTACCAGATGGCGCCGATTGACTTTACGGGAGGGTTGGCTGGCGCTGATTCTTCTGGTAGTGCTATGGACAACACTAATATTTTTGCTCCTCCTCAGATGAGCATGACGCAGAACACATTTGATTTAAATCAGTCGTTCAACCCCTACTTTGATGCGTTGAACACACAGTACGGGATTCCACCAGTAGGAGAGACTACATAATGTACAAGTATAACATGGGCGGCAGCGTTCCGCGTGAGACTAATATTGCGGGTCAGCGTCATAGCTTGGCATATATCAATCCTTTTGAGGAAGATCTGTTGAACACGCAGTATCGAGGCGGCGAGGGCCAACCTGTGCCACCGGTCCCCGGTCCTGGGGGCGTTCCTGCTTATCCGCCAATAGATCAGGGGATTGGAACAGAAGAGTATAAGGAAGCTGTTAAAGTTACTGCTCCCCAAATCAAGCCCTACACACCTGGGAGTGGCAGGGACGAGCGGTTAGCGGATACTTTAAAGGTTTTGGCAGGCACGGCGGCACGGCAAAAAGAAAAAGACAAACCCTCACCCTTGGCGCCCACTGTTTCTGTTATCCCATCAACAACAGGCGCTGTTCGTCCTCCTCCCGAGGAAGTACAAAAGATAATTGACAACCAACGGCCCGATGGAATTATGGGTGCGATGTATGACATTAAAAAAGCCCCTGGAATGTTATTAGATGATTTGAAAATGGGATACAGAGCGGGTTTGTTTAGTGACCCAGCAGAACAAAGAACAAACCTTCAAAATTTAAAAGACGCAAACGGCAATCGAATGTACACTGATTTTGAAATTGACGAATATCTTCTTCAAACAGCGGAAACAAAAGCTCGACAGGAAAACCAAACGTACAAGATTGGTAGCGGTGGCGATGAGCAAAGCAACATCATTGGAGAACTGGCAACCGAGGTGGTTGATCCGTGCCCCGAGGGCTACAAGATGGACCCTGTAACTAACGCCTGTGTGATAGATCCGGACATCGGCATGGGTCCTCCTGTGTTTACGCCTTCAGATCCGAACGCCGCAGTTGGCGGGAGCCCAGGTTACACACAACCTATGGGCAACTTTATACCAACTCCTCTACAACCCAATCCTGTAAACCCTATGCAACAGCAGTTGAACAACCTAACTAGGTCTCTTCAACCACAACAGAACCAGCAAGCCGCTGGCGGACTGGCTGGAATCCGTAGGTGAATTTACAAGCACTCCCCGAGGAGGCGCTAAAAGAGATACTGGCGCTAACTGAAGCCAAGAAACGTATGGACACGCGCGAGAAAGCGCAAGAAAAGTTCATGCCGTTTGCCCATCACGTCTACGATAACTTCATCGAGGGGCGTCACCACCGTATTATCGCTGAGAAACTTGAACGTGTTGCACGAGGAGAGCTCAAGCGACTCATAATTAACATGCCGCCTCGTCATTCTAAGTCTGAGTTTGCAAGCTACTTGATGCCTGCTTGGTTTCTAGGTAGAAACCCTAAGTTAAAAATCATTCAGGCTACGCACAACACTGAGTTAGCTGTACGTTTTGGCCGCAAGGTCAGAGATTTAATTGACGATCCAGCGTATAAAGAGATTTTCCCAGAGACGAACCTTAAAGAAGACAACAAGGGCGCGGGCAAATGGGGCACGGACAAGGGCGCGGAATACTTTGCTGCTGGTGTTGGCGCCGCAATAACAGGCCGTGGTGCGGATTTACTGATTATTGACGACCCGCACTCAGAGCAGGACGCATTAAGCGAGAATGCATTCGATCATGCATACGAATGGTACACCTCTGGTCCTCGTCAGCGTCTACAGCCTGGTGGAACTATCATTGTTGTTATGACCCGTTGGGGAAAAAAGGACTTGACAGGTAGATTACTGGCCGCGCAGGGCAATGATGTGCTCTCAGATCAGTGGGAAGTTGTAGAGTTTCCAGCGATTATGCCCTCAGATGAGCCATTATGGCCTGAATTTTGGGACAAAGCGGCCCTATTATCCATCAAAGCGGACCTTCCTGTAGGCAAATGGAACGCCCAGTGGCAACAGCAACCGACGTCTTCTGAGTCTGCAATCATCAAAAGACAGTGGTGGCATGACTGGGAGAACGAAAAGATACCTTCGCTATCCTATATTGTGCAGGCTTATGACACCGCGTTCTCCAAGAAGCAGACGGCTGACTACTCTGCCATTACAACATGGGGGATCTTCAAGCCTGACGAGGGTGGACCGGAGAATATTATCTTGTTGGACGCTCGGCGTGGGCGTTGGAACTTCCCTGAGTTAAAAGAAGTTGCCTATGAGGAGCATGAATACTGGGAACCTGACATGGTTTTGGTAGAAGCGAAGGCAACAGGCACACCGCTTATTGACGAGTTGCGACTCCGTGGTATACCGGCACTAGGCTTTTCTCCAGGCAAAGGGACTGATAAGGTAAGTCGTATGCACATGGTTGCCCCATTATTTGAAGCCGGTATGGTATGGGCACCCATGCACGAAAAGTTTGCAGATGAAGTTATTGAGGAAGTAGTTTCATTTCCTAATGGCGAAAACGATGACTTCTGTGATAGTATGACGTTAGCACTCATGCGTTTTAGACAGGGAGGGTTTATCTCTCTGAAAGGCGAAGAGGAAGACGAACTGGAATGGAGGCCCCGTAAACGGGAGTATTATTGATGGCATTACCACCAAACATGGTCGCACCGGGTTTAAACCTAGACGACACCGCAGGGCTTCCTGAGATAGAAGTTTCAGTTGACGAACCGATGCAGTTTCCAAATGGGGCAGAGGTTATTGATGATGGCGAGGGCGGAGCGATTGTTCAAGCCTTACTAGCCGGAGAGGACAACTTACCTTCTCAAGAAGAGTTGATCCCGTTTGACGCCAACCTATCGGAGTTCTTAGACGATGGAACTCTAGGAGAACTATCAAGCGAGCTCCGTGGATTATACGACGAGGACCTAGAGTCCCGAGCCGAGTGGGAAGATGCTTATGTTAATGGACTGGATCTTCTTGGTATTAAGACCGAGGAGCGGTCAACGCCTTTCCAAGGTGCGTCTGGCATTACCCACCCGTTAGTTGCGGAGAGTGTAACCCAGTTCCAAGCGCAGGCTTATAAAGAGCTATTGCCTTCTGGCGGTCCAGTACGGACTGGCGTGTTGGGGGCAAAGACTCCTGAACGGGATCAGCAGGCTACTCGCGTACAGAACTTTATGAACTACCAGATCACGGAGATCATGGAAGAGTACGATCCAGATATGGACCAGCTTCTGTATTATCTCCCATTGAGCGGATCTACCTTTAAGAAAGTTTACTTCGACCCTACCAAACAGCGGGCGGTCTCTAAGTTTATTCCAGCGCAGGACTTGGTTGTTCCTTACTCTGCCAGTGATTTGATGACGGCTAACCGTGTAACGCATGTGCTACGGATGGACGAGAACGAAGTCCGTAAGATGCAGGTTGCCGGTATGTACCGCGATGTAGAGTTGCAGTCTTCGGATGACGTCGAAGAAGATGCCGTGGAGCAGAAGGTTAACGAACTCCAAGGCTTGTCTAAGAACTACAGCGACGATGTAATGACGATCCTTGAGATGCATGCTGATCTGGACATCGAAGGCTTTGAGGATATGGATGAGGCCACGGGCGAGCCTACTGGCATCCGTCTGCCGTACATTGTTACTCTTGATCAAACCTCTGGGCGCATCCTTTCTATCCGTCGTAACTACGACATGAACGATCCGCTACAGCGTAAGCGCCAGTATTTCGTACATTACAAGTTTACCCCAGGACTGGGCTTTTACGGCTTTGGTTTGATCCATATGATTGGTGGGCTCGGTAGAGCCGCTACAAGCATCCTACGACAGCTAATCGACGCTGGAACCCTTGCTAACCTCCCAGCCGGTTTTAAGGCCCGTGGAGTGCGTGTACGCAACTCTGATGAGCCACTACAGCCAGGAGAGTGGAGAGACATCGACGCCCCTGGAGGAAGTATCAGGGACGCTATTGTGCCTCTGCCCTACAAGGAGCCGTCAGCTACGTTGGCTCAAATGCTTGGTGGATTGGTCAGTGACGGGCGCAGGTTTACTGCGTTAGCCGATCAGCAGATGTCAGACATGAACCAAGAAACGCCTGTGGGAACTACGGTTGCCATGTTGGAGCGTGGAACTAAGGTTATGTCTGCAATTCACAAACGCCTGCACTACGCGCAAAAGTCTGAGTTCCGACTTCTCGCGCGTATCTTCGCTGAAAACCTACCTCCGGATTATCCATATGAGGTTGCAGGGGCACCTGCCGCGGTCAAGGCGCAAGACTTTGATGGTCGGATCGACGTCCTCCCAGTCTCTGATCCGAACATCTTTTCGATGGCGCAGCGTGTGACACTGGCTCAGACTCAACTTCAACTGGCTCAGTCTAACCCGCAGATGCATAACCTGCATGCGGCTTATCGACGGATGTATCAAGCATTAGAGGTGCAGAACATTGACGAGATCCTGCCACCGCCCCCACCACCGCCTCCTCCACAGGATCCAGCGGTAGAGAACGGAGCGATGATCAGTGGGCAATCTCCTGCCCCATCACCAGAGCAGGATCACGAAGCGCACATCCAAGCGCACTTGGCGTTGCTTGAGCTATCTGTTCTTCAGAATGCACCGGCAGTTTTGGCTGTGTTGTTTAGTCATATCTTCCAGCATGTCAGTATGAAGGCGCGCGAAATGGTTGATCAAGAGTTAAAAGCATTGACTGATGAGGCCGCAATGGGACAGCAAACTCAGATGGAACAGCAACAGCAGCTTCAACTTCTGGTACAAACTGGAGCAATTGACCCAGCCAGCGCCCAACAGATGGCGATGGAACAGCAGCAACAGCAACCACCACAGCAGCAACAGTTCGCTCCTGAACAGATCGAGGCACGGGTTGCCCAGATCGAGGCTGAGTTGGTTAAAGAGATTACGCCATTAATGACGTATAAAGGGAATGATGCCGAGGACCAAGATCCACTGGTAGATATTCGTATGCAAGAACTTTCTATTAAGGAGATGGAGGCCCAACATAAGTTAGCAATTGATCAGGCTAAACTAGAACTAGAAGGCATGAAGATTGAGCAACGTGCCGTAACGGACTCAGCTAGACTAGAGCTTCAAGAGCAGATTGCAGATGATCGCAGCGACGTTAATCGAGAAAGGATTGACGTACAGCGACAAGCAACGGAGCAAAGAAATTCCTCTTAAAAGAGGTAGCTAGAGTTATGAGTCACCGCTATGTTAGATCCTGTTAGTGCGATTGCACTCGCCACAAGTGCCTATAGGGGAATTAAAAAGGCTTGCGAGGTGGGCAAGGAAATTTCTAGTTTCACTGGTGCTATTTCTCAATTCGCTAAAGCAGCGAGTGATATAGACTTTCTTGAAAAAAAAGCACAGAAGCCCCCGCTTTATAAAATGTTTTCCAATACTCAGGCAACTGCGCTAGATATCTGGACGCAGAAACAAAAACTAAAAGAAATGCGGGAGGAGCTAAGAG